CTCTGTCTTACTCTCTCCAGGGACCGTGAATGGTTCGAATGGAGGAGAATCCGGGTCCGGTAAGCTAAACCGGAACACCGAGTCAGGAGTGCCGACTCCCTCACGGGAGTACGACACATACGTTGCCAAACGGCGTATTATCCACTCACACTTGGGTTTGAACTCCCAAGCATTGCGGGTGCCGTGGCGTCGCCATTCTTTCTTCGCAGAGTCCCACTGGTAAGTGGGCACGCGCAATGGAATGGCAAACTTCCTAACTAACTCACCTCTAAGCTTTTTGGGCCGAGATGAGAAGGTTTCGAACGTATAACCTGACCAACCCTTTCTGTGGCATGGGCGTGAAACCCATACGTCAGAGATTAGATGACCATCCCCATAACCGTCTGGCCCGCGTAAGCGGATGGACGGGTGGAGGAGGGACTCTAATGCACAGCAAAAAGCCCATTCTTTTTTGCGGGCAAAGAAATTGTGCAGGGTCATGATCGACAATCTTGATAAAGGACCGTCGACAAAGACAGGGCGAACATCAGAACCAAGAACGTAGTCTTTCCCACAAGACTCACGGAATCGTCCGGACCAGAATGACTTGGCCGGGTTAGCCGTGAAACCCAACTCTCCAAGAACGTCGACAAGGATTTCGCCGACATCGGAGGGGACGATAATGTCGTCACCGTACACGAGTGTACGGCGGGTGTGGTAGGAACTACAGGCATCAACAACAGACGACGATATGGCCCAGAAAATCAGGGTCTCGAGTGGGAATGTAAAACCGTTCCCCATACTCGATATCTTCTGTAAGAAGACAATGTCATCGCCGTCCTCAATCTCCGACGAACGGAGAGAAAGGAGTAAATCGAACCATCCAGGCGGGAACAGATGTTCCACTAGATTGATCGCGATCGTGTCTGATGCACTAGACAAGTCGATGGTCGCTAACCCACCGGAAATCGATCCATAAAGGGCAGCACGCTGGTTGCGTGTCTGATCCTTTATATCGATCCCTGCGACGCCCCGAAGGGCATCTGCAAGCATGTCCCCAAGACCGAGTTGAAACATCCCATTTAAAATGGGCTCCGTGCAGATCGCACGGTCGATCTTGGCATTCTTGGGCACGAACGAGAGCTTGCCTCTGTGTATTTCAAC